AAATGCGGAAACGTTGAATGTGGTAAAAAGGCTACATTTGGAATAGCTGGATCAAAAGCTACATATTGTTTAGCTCATAAAGAGGTAAATATGGTGGATGTTGCCAATAAGACATGTGGTTGTGGAAAGCATCCAAGATGGAACTTAAAGGGACTGCCTGCAAAGTACTGCACCTCGTGCAAAACAGACGATATGATTGAACCAAATAGAAAATTATGTTCATGTGGAGTAAGACCACATTTCAATTTTGAGGGATTAAAAGCGGAATTTTGTAAATTATGTAAATTGGGTGGCATGATAAATGTAGAAGATAAACGATGTGTATGTGGTAAGACTGCAAGTCCGTCATTTAATTATGAAGGATTGCTTGGAAAATATTGCGGATTGTGTCAGTTAGATGGTATGATAAATGTAAAACGTGTAAAATGTATAAAATGTGCATGCGGTGTCAGTTGCAACTTTAATTTACCTGGACTAAAACCAATATGTTGTGCTAGTTGTAAAACACCTGGAATGATAGATTTGGTACATAGATTATGTTTTTGTGGAAAAGCTCAACCAAATTTTAATTATATTGGTTTACCTGGTGATTATTGCTCTAAGTGTAAGCTTGAAGGAATGATTGACATACATCATAATAGATGTTTTTGTGGAAAATCTCAACCTACCTACAATATAGAAGGTCTGAATGCTCGGTATTGTGTAAATTGTAAAGACGAAAATATGATAGATGTTAGGCATGCGAAATGTAAAACATTATTTTGTAATATACGTGTCCAAGAGAAATATGAAGGATATTGTTTACGATGTTTTATCCATACATATCCAGATAAGGTAGTTGCAAGAAACTACAAGACAAAAGAATTTGCTGTAGTAGAATTTTTAACAAATAAATTTCCGGATGTTTCTTGGATAAATGATAAAATTATAACTGATGGTTGTTCAAAAAAACGGCCAGATATGCTATTAGATTTAGGATATCATGTGATTATAGTTGAAGTAGATGAAAATCAACATAAGAAATATGATTGTTCATGTAGCAATAAACGTCTTATGGAATTATCGCAAGATGTAAATCACAGACCTATAGTATTTATTCGAATAAATCCGGATGAATACTTATCCCAATCAGGTGATAAAATAAAATCATGTTGGGGAATTACGAAACAGACAGGTATTTGTAAAATTATAGATCAAGAAAATTGGCAATCCCGTTTAGAAAGTTTGCAAAAACAAATTGAATATTGGAGTAATCCAGAAAACAAATCAGAAAAAACTATAGAAATAGTAGAGATGTTTTATGATCAAAATCTATAATAAGTTGTGGAGGAAAACGGGGATGAGCGATGCGAATCTAAGTTTTCCGATTATACTCCGGAACGTCAGTGGAGGAGTATGAGTCATAGCCAATGCGAATTGCATTAGTTGAAGAAGTTTATGCGTATTATAAATATTAAAAAAAAATTTATATAATTATATATATATTTTTTATGAGTCTCGAATTAAAACGATTTCAAATGAATAGTATTAGCTTTAAAGCTAACGAAGCAAGTGGTCCGGTGGTAGTTTTTATAGGTAAAAGGGGCGTCGGTAAGAGTTACCTTGTAAGAGACCTGCTCTATTATCATCAGGATATTCCAATTGGAGTTGTAATTGCGGGTACAGAGGAGGGAAATGGTTTTTATGGAAAAATGGTACCCAAATTGTTTATCCATAATGAGTACAATAACGCGATCATAGAGAACATATTAAAGCGACAAAAATCTGTATTGAGACAAATGCGAAAGGAAATGGAGACTTACAAACGAAGCACAATAGACCCGCGCACTTTTGTTATTTTAGATGATTGCCTTTATGACGCTTCATGGACGAAAGATAAGATGATGAGATTGCTCTTTATGAATGGACGGCATTGGAAGATCATGTTAATCATCACAATGCAATATCCGTTGGGAGTTCCTCCGAATCTCCGCACGAATATCGACTATGTTTTTATATTAAGAGAGCCATATATCGCAAATCGGAAACGCATTTTCGACAACTATGCTGGCATGTTTCCGACATTCGAGTCGTTTTGTCAGGTGATGGACCAGTGCACCGAGAATTATGAGTGTTTAGTGATCAACAACACATCCAAATCGAACAAAATAACGGATCAGGTGTTTTGGTACAAGGCGGATAGTCACAATGACTTCAAATTGGGGTCAAAAGAGTTCTGGGATTTGTCGAAAGATATACAATCGGATGAAGAAGAGGAGAAATATGACCCAAACAATGTCAAAAAACGCGGTCAAGGACCCAAAATCAATGTCAAAAAGAGCAAATGGTAAGTGGTAAGTATAAAATCTCGCTTATCATTTTGGATGAGCGATATTTTTATATGACCGCTTTTGTAAAAACCGCTTTTAATATACAAACACGCTTTTATAAATCTCGATTTTTATATAATAACCAAGATAACAACTTAAAGAGTATCCTCTTATACATATTATAATAAGATGCAAGAGTTAAACATCGTTGAACTTATTGAAAAGAACCCCATAGCCAGGCTGTCAAATGTATACAATAATAAATTATTAACAAGAATAAAGGAAAATTTCACTAGTTTTGAACAACAATTATTCGTAAGTAGTTTTTATTGCTACTTAAACTATGATAAAAACATGGATTTTGTAGTTGATTTAGATAATGTATGGAAATGGTTAGGATTTTCTACTAAACAAAATGCTATAAGAATGATAGAAAAACATTTTAAGATTGACATAGACTATAAAAATATTGTTCCCGCAACTTCGGGAGCGCATTTAGAACAAGACAACTTGTTTACCAATTTGGATAATCACAAAATCTCGACTAATAATGTTATTAAGCAAGATGAAAAATGGGGCGGCCAAAACAAGCAAACTATCATGCTAACCATTAAGTGCTTCAAATCGTTATGCTTGAAAGCACAAACAAAAAAAGCGTCAGAAATCCACGAATATTACATGAAGATGGAAGAAGTCATGCATAAAATAGTAGAAGAAGAAACCGACGAATTGAGACTTCAATTGGAACAAAAAGAAAATATCATAATCGAAAAAGATAACACAATACAGAATACAAAAAAAGAAAAACAACGAGCTGTCGAGCAGGCGACAATCATTCAATTTCCGGTGAATACAGAATGTATCTATTTTGGAACGATAAATAATACAAATGAAGCGTCAGAGAAATTAATCAAATTCGGACATACAAACGATCTCGCGACAAGAGTGCTAGACCATCGCAAGAAGTACGACAATTTTATATTGGTTGCGGCGTTTAGAGTTCAAAATAAAGTCGAAATAGAGAATTTGATCAAGACATATCCCAAGATCAAAAGACAAATTCGTAGCATTGAAGTAAATGGAAAAAACAAGACCGAAATCGTTGCGTATGACAGCACAAATTTTACGATTGAAAAATTTTCGAAGCATATAAAAGATATCATTCATTCAAAAACATATAGTATCGACAATTTCAATAAATTGATGCAACGAAACGACGAGTTAGAAAACGAGAATAGAGATTTGAAGGAAAATATGGAAAAGGATAAAACAATCATCAACAAACTAACTCTGGAAATCAATGGAATGCGAGAAATCATAGAGAACCAAAAAACGTCCATTGCGAGTGCAAGTATGGAGACCCAGTCCGTATATCAAAATGCATTACTACCAGAAGACGAATTGACGCAAAAATTCAACGAATTCATAGGACAAATGTGTATAGTTAGAAGTGATGTGGAGGAGTCGTCGGTAGATATGGAGGGACAATATCGCATATGGTGCAAAACAAAACCAAAGAAGGAAATATTTCATGCACTGAAGAATTATTTGGATACGAGATTCAAGGCAGCTCGAATTTCAAAACAAGAGAAGGATCAGGTGGTACATGGATATATTGGAGTGAAACTTAAGAGTATTGAATATAAAAAGAAGTATCCTGCGAATGATGTGGAAACCTGTCTATTTCAAGTATGCCGATTTTCGTCTAGCGGAAAAATTTTAAATTCCGTTTTACTCCAAGAATATCAAAGATGGAAAAAAAGTTTAAACAAAGAAGTGTCAGACAATGACATGAAAGATCTTAAAGATTATTTGAATTCTTGTGAGTATGCATTAAAAGCGACAGTTTGGACGGATCAGGGTTCAAATGAAGGATATTATGGGTTATCATTGAAGAGTGATGAACATAAACACAAGAAGACATCATCCACTGGTAAAAGAGTGGAGAAAAGAGAAGTGGGTACAGAGCATGTACTATCTACATGGGAAACAATCGCAAAAGCGGCACAATATGAGGGTGTATGTGCGTCAAAGATGAGTCTCGGTATAAAAAACAAGGCGGTGTTTAAGGGAAATTATTATTATTGTACTATTACACAATAAAATAATAATATAATATTATGTTATAATATAATATTATAAATACTTTGCAGACTTTTATGATATCTAGAACATTGATAAGAATATTGTATTTCTATGCGTTATTTAGTCAAGTTATGTATATGTTGTATTACAACAGCAAAAAAGTGCTTGCATCATCCTTTTATATTTTTTCTGTTAGTACATTTTTAATGACGTATAAGTATTATTTAGATGACAATAATAAAATGACATCGCGTACATATTTTAAATTGATAAATGCGTGTATGATATTTGTTATAGGATATTTAGCAATGAAATAATAATATTTATCGTGATTTTAGGCGTATCGCTAGCTCTATGTAATAGTAGGATAAACGATAATTAAGTGTTATATTATATATAATATAATTATATAATATATGAATTCTATCATTATTTTGACGGCTACAGTGAATGTACGACCAAATATAAATTGCATTTACCAAAATAATGCAAATGATAGAATAAATACATATTTAAAAAGCATATTACAATGGTTATATAAAACAAATTTTAATATTATTTTGGTAGAGAATTCAGGGTATGGGTTTACAAAAGAATTAAACGCGGAAATAGAATTGTATAAAAATAGATTTGAAATCATTTCATTTAAAGAAAATGAAGTAAAAGAATCAAAATATTTGATGAATAATGTATCAAAAGGAGATAGCGAAATATTTGCAATAAATTACGCATTTATACATTCCAAATTATTAAGACAATTAAAACCAATATTTATAATTAAAATAACATGTCGTTTTTTTATATCTGAGTTGGAGGAATATTTACAAAATTTGAATTTGAATAATTATGCCTGTTTATCTCAATATGATGCTAATAGGTGTGAAATGATTGGATGTCATGTTAATTTATTTAAATATATATTTAATGTAAATACACATAATAAAGTATATAATAATATTGATTTAATAGAGAATGTTTACAAGACCAGAATAAATTATTGCCAATATATTTTAAAATATAATGTTTTAAGATGTAAAAATTTTAATATAGAAGAAACGCAAAGGGGTGGTATGAATCAAAAATATAATAATATATAATTTAGTTCATAAAATAACAAATAATTCATTTATTTATTATTTTACATTATTCCGTACTCCATATCAGTTTCTAGATAAATTGTTATTTACTTTTTCTTAGCAAAAGGTCCACTTACCAATTCACTTTGTCCGTTATCGGTCTTTCCTACAATAATATTTTCACCCTCGAATAACTCTGCACGAATATCCGCAGCAGAAATCGCATTATTTTCTTTTTCATTCAGTGCAGATTCTTGAGTACTCATATGACCCACTCCAACCAAATTTCCATCTGCATCAATATTTTGTGTCAAAGAAGCGCCGGTTTTTTCTGCCAATTTCACATTTTCTTCAATCGCTTTTTTCTTGGAATCT